CTTCCAATAGAAATTAATGGAGATATTGAGAAGTTAATAATAACTGCTGAAGGAACTGTAGTATTTATAGTAGCACTTCTACCTATACCGTTCAATGACCTTAACGGGTACTCTTGACCGGGGTTTGCAGGTGTGGTCCCTGAGTTGCGAACAAATGCATACCAAGATGCTTCCTTACGTTCAAACCAACTCTTGTTAATAAAACCTGTCGTCTGCAAGTCGGTCTCCATCTCAGCCTCCCAAGCGTGGTCTCCCTCCAAGTTCAGAGTTTTAAAAAGTTTGTTTTCCAACGGAGCATCATTGAAGACACTCTGAATGCGTGACGTGTACTGAACCCCGTAGAAGTTGTTTCTTACAGGGTTTACATTATGGCGATACAGATTCCCACCTTTAAAAGTATAAAAGAATTGATTCATTCCTATCATCCAATCAGGATAATAGGAGAAGAAGGATGTCCATCCTTCTACTCCGTCATCATATGTTAATGTATAGTTTGACATATTATTTTAGCAAGTGCAACTATCAAATGTTACTGTTATCAGTGGAGAGTAAGGGGTAAAACTGTTTGCTCTTGCACACACAGTAATGCATACTCCCGGAGGAATGCTAATAGTATATGGTGTTCCATCACAATTCGTGTATGATACAGTATGATTCACACTATCACCATTACATACCTGATACTTGCAACATACATCACTGCAAGATATAGATGCATTTTTTGTTGTGATTGTTGTAGTTGGATTTGAAAAAGTAAGTGCAATTACTTCATACCAACAATCAAATAATGTTGTATCTGAAACTTTTACAAGGTCACCGGGAGCAACAGATATCAATGGCACTGCATTTACAATATCATTATTACAACATCCTTGCAATTGCCACACCTCGTTTATACTGCTACATTCACAATCAACAACTGATATGTCAAGACCCGGAGCACTCACTAAAATCTGACGACCACAAACAGTTACTGATTGAGAAGCACCTAACTCAAAAGTATAACTATTGCCATCACAATCTTCAAATACAAAGTTGGTAACAACCAAGTTATTATTTACAACTTGCCAAGATGCACACTGTTCAGTGCAAGGGTCTGTAGTTATACCTACAAATGTAGCACTCGCAGCACTTGATGTTGTTGATACAACTTCCCAAATACAACCGGGGTGCTCTGCCAATATAACTCTTTGACCGGGAGTCAATGTTCCTGTTACACTAATAATCTCTTGGTCACTTGTATAGCATCTCTCAACAATATATCTTGTTGCAGTAGTACACAATCCAAATGAAATAATAACACCATTAGAATCAACCTCTACCCAATTGAATGATGGACTCATTGAACCTGTGTTATAAAAACCTGCAGGTAATGGGTTCTGTCCATTAGGGTCAGAGAATACCATATCATACAAACCGAATACACCACTACTTCCATTCACGTGAACATAGTAGTATGTAATAGTTGTGCCTAATAAACACGCTTCACCTGCAGTTGCAGCAAGAATGCTACCTGACCACGTACTTAAACTTTGTGGACATTCTACCTCAATATCAAAACCTGTACCTGAGCACAGTCCAATTATCTGAGTATTTAAGATAGTAAATGAATTTGATGTCTTTGGAACTACAATGGTACAAACTCCCGGAGGATTAGTAGTAAGTTCAACTTGTCCCGGCAACACAGTAACACTTGTAGTAGTACCAAGACTTACAAATCCTGAACCTTCATACTTAAACTCATTTACACTTGGATATGGAGAACCTGCCAATATACCACAGTCAGATGCAATCTCACCTACATATGTTGGTAAACCTGCAGAGCCTTGAAGCCAACCATAGTTAGATGATGACATTCCATTGTATACGTTAGGACCTAACTGTATTAATATTCCATCGGGAATACCAAATGGTTGGAATCTTATAATAATAGCACCTGTATTTATTCCTGTGTCTGTATCAATGTAATATACTCCTTGACCACCTGTGCCATTAATATTTGTATTACAAGGAACTGCACAGGCAGGACAAATAACTTCGGGAAGTAATGAGCAACTTACTTGTTCTCTAACAATAGACCCGTCTGAATAAAAACCATCAGGAGCACAAATGCTTAATGCAGCATCAGTGAATACTGCAGTAGCACTTGATAATGTTGGACCGTTTAAATAATATGTTCCGCTTGTAGCCATAGTTTTTTTATTAAGTTGGGCATCCGCATTGGTTAAATGTTACATCTACATCTCCACTCAATACAATTGGTACAGTTCGAGAGCAAACTTGAATTGATGAAGGTGGAACATCTATTGATATAAGTATATCTGTATAACAATCTGTGTACTGAATACTTCCTCCTTCTAATGAAGATACATCATACAAAGAACACAATTCCTCACATTCTTCACAACCACAACAAGCATCAAAAACATCAACGTCTGAATAGCAAAGTGTACTCTCAACAGGAGTTCTTAAGTCCCATATCAGATACAACTTGTCATCAGAAGTATTTGGCATTGTAAAGTTGGCATAATATGTAGGAGCAGAACCAAGTATTGGCGTTGCAGTATTTGCTGCTGCCAATAGTGATGATATTCCTACAGGTGTGTTAGGATAGGTTGTATTAGTACGAAGCCACCTAAACTTATTGAATGCAGGGTTGAAATCAAAGTCATCGAAATTTATTTTATTCGAGTACATAGAAACAACACCACCATTTACAGGAATACTTCCACTTCCCTGATATCCCGATATTGAATTGTACCAAGCAACTAATGGATTAGATGGACCTGATGCCAATGTAATTAGATTTGACGTAACAGGACTTACGTATGGAGTATCAGTGTAACTGTATTCAGCGTGTATGTACTTACCACCGTCCGCATCATTGTTTATTACAATCTCAATAATCTCAACAAGAGATGGCTCAGGACAAGTAACGTCAACTTGAATGTTTATAGTACCATCAATTGGTATTATCTGAACATAGACAATACTTGGAGTTATTGAGTTTTTAGGAATAGTAAGACTACCTGAGCCTGATGTAACAACACCCGATGCATAAGTAACACCATCATAAGTCGCTTGAACTATATAGGAAGCAGAAGGAGTTAAGTATATTGTATTCCAACTAACATCAAAAGGTCCAACCAATATCCCTACATCAACACAATAGTTTAAAGTATTGGGAGATGAAACAGTAAGTACCTGTGGTGTGCTACATCCAATACATACTTCGGGTTGTGGGATTGGTATATCATTGTTCGTCAAAACATACTCAGTCATATATGGGTCATACCCACCAAGTTTCTGAGTGTTTAGTGAATCAATAAACATATCCCGGAACCAAGGACGCATACCTGCCTCAGATACAACAAACAGTCTTTCATTATTGAAAGAGTCACCCTTAAGTTGCAGCACTGCACCTCTCTTGGCATCAGTAAAGAATTTGTCTTCACCCCACTTAGCATAACTCTCAGGGTGGAAACTATTACCGAAGTTCTCAATACGTGCAATCTGAGTACCCAATACCTCAGGGACTGAAGTGATAGCACCACCTGCAGCAGCATCAGACAACAGATTCTTTCCTGCCAACACATATGACACTTTGTCTTCTTGAAGAACAAGTATGTCTGTCTCACGTGCATCGAGTAATGTAATAGGTCCAAATGAATCTTCAAGTGGCTTATAGTTCAAAAGACCAAGATTAAACTCATTCAATCTGTTTACATTGCTCTCATCATTATAGATACCACTGTATGTAAGGTCAGCAAATCTGTCAGCCTCTTGATAGTCCTGAGCAGAAACTGAAACAACTCGGTTACCTAAATTGAATGTCTTGCCTACAATTGAATCACGAACCCTATATGATTCAGCACCATTACCAAAAGCAAAACAGTTGAAGAACTCTGTATCTACAACTCCGGGAACACCAAGGGAAAAGTTTTGATTTGCTACGTTACCATAGTGCTCACCATTTGGTCCTACTTCAAATGAAAGATTATTCTCAAAGAATACGTCAGGTAAAGTATCTTGAGGCTCAGTTTCAAATATCAAAACATTATCAGCCCTAAATACTTCTATTGTCAAACTAATACAAGATTTCTTTTTATTACTACTACCACAAGCCCTTGTGCCTGATGCTGCAAGATATAATGCATTATTGCTTGTATCTTTATAAAATCTGTATCTATTTATGCAATAGTCAGGATTTGTTATAGCAGGAAATGATGTAGTCAATGATGAGTCATATGAGTTTCCAATGGGACACCCACCTGCTCCTACTATAGAAGTTCCTTGGTCCAATACAACTTCTACATTATCTCCATCAAACCAATCCTTGAAATTATTATAATCTGCAGATGCAAAAAGAGTTTTATCTAATGTATACTTTCTTCTTTCACAAGCATTGTTACCATCTCCTGTACCTCTTCTCTCAAACTCAAACTTTAATCTAATTCTGCTACCTGCAGGAATATCATAATCAACATATGTACTTGTAGTAGTATCAAGCCTATTAACTAATACGTATCCCTGAGGATAATCACCTGAATTATCTACACATCCTGAAGCAGATGCGGTTATATATGACAACTCATCATTTACCAAAGTAAGATTGCTTGGGTTTATCTTCATATAAACTCCGGCAGGTACTTCTATATTAACACTTGGGTCTAAAGTACTTGGTATTGTTAAGAATCCTCGTGCCTTTGCCTCTTTCTCAAGGACAGTGGTGTATATACAATTTTGAGCCGGACCTGCAGTATCAGCCTTTACAATAAGCCTGTCTCCTACTTCTACCTTTCTTGCATTCTCACCTTCTAAAAGTATATATGCATTGTTGGTATTTGGGTCCCTGAAAAATAAAGTAGCATATATGGTCTCATAATTCTCACGGTCTGCCTTTACAACAAACTTATATCGCTTAGCCCAATATGGTGCACGTTGTGTTGTAGGAATAATAACACGTATCTGATTCTGTCTATCGCAATATGAACAAGGAACAAAGACTGTATTGTTATTACTTACTAAAGCAGTAGATGCACGTAAGTACTCGTCCATATAAACGATACCAACTTCATATCCACGATTACTATGCAAACTACGTGGTGTAGCCAATCCTGACCAAAATGCTTCAGCATATGAAATCTCATAGTACTCATACACACTATAAAGAGTTGGATTAGTTACGTCACCAACATAGTTCATAGCAGGTACTTGTAACTTTATTATGTTACTTGCAGGAGTACTTACAATTGATATTGGCTGAGCAGGTCCACTAATACCACTTGCATATTTAGTTACAGGTGTTGGACCATTTAGATTATTTGGAAGTGCACAGTTTAGAATATCCGTGAGCGTAAAACCATCACAAGATGTAGGAGGAGTTGGGCTATAAACAGGTTTGATATTACCTATAGTCCCAATTGCTTCAATAAATTCTGTACTCGTAGCCATATCATACACGCTCGTATATGAAACAGGAAGAGTAAACGACCAATCAACTTGAACACTTTGAGTTGTTTCTGTAGGAGGTGGAGTGCTTCCGCTAAATGAGGCGTGAGTAACACGCAATGCAATACTCAATTGAGCACCTGCATTTAAGTCTCCTGCTACAGGAGTTAAGTCTATTTCAAGAACTGAGTTAGGTATTGTCTGAGCACCATTGATAGAATAGTTACCACTGCTCGTAGTATCAGTCAATGGGTCATTGTTTATTTCATTTGAAATTAACCCCGATACATATGTAAGCCTTAATGGATTACCAAACTTGTCAATCAAGTCATATCCTTCAACATAGTTTCCATACACAAGTCTGTTGCCCATAAGAGTCTGAGCCTTTGAAAGCAAAGGAACATTGTCATATAGGCGAAGTAATTCAGCCTCAGGCAATACAGTGTATATCTTGCTATTTGTGAATGTATATTGGAGATTGGTGTTATCAGGTAAACCTAACTCATCCTTATCAAGTTTCTCAATAACCTTTATCTGATTACTACTTGCTTCCTTAAACAGAAGGTCAATACCTCTAACAAGAGGACCTCCTGTATTGTAGGTTATAATAGAGGTATTAGCCAAGTTAATCATACCCTCATTCAGAAAACTGTTTACGCTAAACTGAAATGGGTTTGGTATAAATGCAGGTTCACTGAACTGAGATGTTGCTGAATATTCACCATCTGCATATCTATATCTATATGCAAAGCAAATGAATCTCTCTTCTAAGAAGTTCTGCTCACCGCCTGTTGTAAGTGGCTGAATAGTTGGAGCATTATATGGTGGCTTCTTTACCACCAATATTGATTCGTTTGTGAATTGGTCTATAAAAGCAACAGGTGGAGTATATGTCCTGTTTACATTTATAAACCTTGGCTGATTATAATCATCAGTCCAAAACAAGAGTGCCTCCTGATTAGAGTCAACAAGGTTCACACCTGTTATTAAGTACTGAGGATTGAAGTTTAATGTTGTATCTACACCACCACCATCGTCTACACTTATAATATGGTATGTAAGTACATTGGTAGAAGTATTGAATGATACAATCAAATCAAGTTTACCTGTAGCACCTTGAGAAAAGTTTGGGTCGTGAACAAACCAATAGATAGTCTCATTTGCACCATCTTGAAATGCACCTATACATCTTGCAAGTGAACTAAGTGCAACCCCGGTAGGAGGATATATTAAGGTAGTCAATGGTAGATTACCTTTTGCATTCTCAATAGCACCTATCTCAGATTCTTCACTTGAACCCAATCTGCAGTTCAGTGCATCAATATATTCTCCATTGGGGATGAGGCGTTCATCAACCGCCTTGTTCATCCTTCCTGCTACAAAGTTTCTTGAAATATTTGCCATATTACTTTATCCACTTATCCCTTCCTCGTAGGTTCATTAACAAACGTCCGGGATGAATATTGCTCAAACGAATTTTTGCGTTACGAAGAAGTGCAGACTTTTCTTTTCTTGCACGTGCAACAATGTATTCCTGAACACCCAACTTGTGGTTCAGAATCTCATACTCAATGTAAGCATACACATACTTCTCAAACAACTTATTTACAGAAATACGTGAGTCGTCACCGTTCTCCATACCATCAGATATGTACTCAAGAACGCAAGACTCTTCTGACATTGATGAGTCAAAGTTTATTACACCTGCCTTCTTGTCTATATTGAATGTAGGATTGAAGTTAGCAGTCTCTGTCTCCAAACCATAACGAGCACCAATACCATAGTCAAAGTACCACAGACCATCAACTTCCCATCCCATCTGCCCATTATATGGGTTACCTTGATTGAGATAGATGCTCTTCTTGGTTCCTTTAATCCTATCAAAATCAATCTCAGAGTACTGAGGCTTCAATACATTACCGTTTTGGTCAAATAATATATTGGCATTGTTGTCCTGAAGGTAAGCATCTGATGAAAGGGTCTGAATATTTTCAGTCAATGGTCTAAGCCAACCATCTCTGTACAACGAAATGCGAACCCAATTCACATAATCAGAAGGAAGTATGTAACGAAGAGTATCGGGAACAGTCAACTGAAGCACCTTTACTTCTTTGAATGCATCATAGTTAAGTTCCTGTATCGCACGTTTTGCGTGGAACAGGACCTTGTATCTCTCCTCGTTATTAATCAGTGAATGATTGCCTGAGTACATCAACATAAAGTTGTTGACGATATCGTACAGACTCACATACTGATATGAACCCCATTTGTCTTGGTCGTTGTAATATTCAAACTGTGATATATAAGCCATATCTAATTGCTATTATTGTTGTTGTTGCTCCCTCTCTTCAACCTTAGCAAACTGATAAACCTCAGTCTCCCGGATAGAGATACCTGCGTACTGAAGAATCTTCTGAACCAATTTATACTCATCCTCAAGAGGAACCTCAAAGTCCTGATAGTCAGGCTGAGATTGGTCAAAAGCAGGTTCACCATTTAACAAAGTAATGTATGTCCACTTTGGTGTTTTAGGATATCGAATATACTGACTAACTATCTGTCCCTGCTTTACAATTGTTTCAGGGTATATAGTCATTAAATCGTATTGTTCAGTATAAGCCGGATATGTATTAGATGGAGCAGTCAATAGAGAATTGGTAAGCAAAGTTATTTTGTTATGACTCACTCTCTCAACTTCATTCACTACACTCTTGTCATATATGGCATAGTTTTCAGGGAATACTGCAAAGATATTTGCAGACAAAAGAATAAGAGTATTTGAAATTACATTGACCACTGTTGCCTGTACACCTGTAGTAAGGTTTGCTACAATATCACCAACAACAATACCATCAGTTAAAAATGTAGCGGTAGAATCTTCCAATGAGTTCAATACAGTGTTTGTATTCTGACCTTGAGCAAGAATCACAGGATAGCAAAGAACTTTATTTATCATAAAGTAATCATCACCTGTGGTTGTCAATGATGGAAGAAAATATGTATTTGCAGAATTATGATTCAAGAAATTTGTCACAGAAAAAATATCAATCATTTCCTCAACTCCTTTCTTAATATCAGCATATCCTGTACCTGACACTCTTGAGTTCTCTTTGTTTACAAGTGTATTATAATCACTAAAGTATTCCTCGAATATTTCTAACTGAGCCTGTTGTGCAAATAGGTTGAAATCTGAAGGAGATATATAACCATAGTTGTTCTTGTTAACCACGGAAAGCACAGTATTTCTAACCGAATTAATCATCGTTTTCTGTTTTCACAAAGATACGTAAAAAAAAAGAGGGGCTACAAACCCCTCTTCTTAAAGCGTAACTATTAATTATGCAGAATCCAAATGGAACTCCAACATTTTCAAAGCCTCGATACCTTCATCAGACTTGAGGAATAATGATACCAACACGTATGGGTCTTCTCCATATGGTACAGTAAGCATCTTCTTCTTGTTGGTGGGAGTGTTATACCAAACTTCCTTATTGCCATTCCTGAATCCCAACAAACTTTTGTCAAAGAAGATGTGTACGTTTGACTGAAGTTTAAGCATTGGGTCCTCAAGAGCCTCAAGAAATTGCTTTGGATAATTACGTGCATAGATAAGTACGTCACGTTTCAACTCTGCAGATGTAACCTTTGTGGTGTCACGTTGGAATAGAACACGACCAACTATTTCAAGTTGCTCAATATTCATTTCACGTGCACGGATAAGAGCCTCAACTTCTGAGTTCAGTTCCTCAACAACTTTCTGTGCATCACGCTCATTATCTACTTCCTCGAACAGTACACCATTCTGAGGGTGGTAATAAAGAAACTGCTGAAGTACAGGATTAGTCTTTGGGACAAAAAGAAAACCTCTTTCAAATGTGATAGGTTCGATGATTGCGTTACCGTCCTGCTCATCTTCAAATGGTGACTTTTGATTCACCGCATAGCGTAGGGGTCGGTTTACATTCTTTTCTTCATCGTACCACAGTAGAGGATATCTACGGTTGTTGCGAGTTGCAATTGTGTAAGACAGGGGAGCGAGTTCATTACGAAGTCTGTAGTACCTGTCTTTGGGTGTTAAATTTGACTTTTTCATTTTTGATAAGATATGATTTGAATTTAAAAATAGGGGAGTGTCTTTGAAGACACCCCCCATTTGATTTGCTTAGGATTAAGCACCGTAACGGAACAGGAAGAAGTTGTTCGCTCCCAAAGTGCACACGGCACGTTCAGAGAGGAAGTTTACTTCCATTGCATCAAGGTCACTTGTTGCAGCACCTCCGGCAGAACCTGTAATCCAAGTTTTGTACCTGCGGTCTTCAGCCTCAGACGCACGGTAACGCACGTGGAGGAAAGGACGCTTGGCATTCTTACCAAGGATTTGGTCATACACAGTGGTAGAACCTGCAGGTACGAGCATACCTGTGATTACGTTAGCAGTGGTAGTACCTGTGGTAGACAGGGTCAGACCGCCACGCATAGTTGGGTCGTTCAGGTATTTCCAATCAGACTTGTAGAAGTCATAGCCTCTGCGGAAACCGCTAAAGCCAAGGTTCAAAGCCATATCGGTGTCGTTGTCGAACAGACCGAAGGACGCTGAGTTAGCAGCACCTGTACCATTGAAACCGTTCAAGGTAGCCAACATATCGTCAATGTCGAAAGAGAACTCACGGTTTACGAAAAGAACATTCTCTTCGATAGAACCCTGCTTGTCAAGACGAGAAACGATTGTGTCAAAGTCAGCCAAGGTGGTAGGATTACCTGCACCCCATACGTTACCACGAGAGTTAACTACGTAGAAAACACCCTCAGAACCTTTGTTACCATAGGTAGGGTTAAGAGCAGCGTTAGCAGCACCTGAACCTGTTTCTGCAGGAACGGCTTCCAACATAGCGGTCTCAAGGTAATCTTCAAAGCGGAGACGAGTCTCGTGCTCTGACTTCAGATACCACAGGTAACCTGTAGCACCGTTCTCAGTGGTTACTTCTACCCATCCAATCTGAGCCATATCAGAACCTGAAACGACATACTCGTCTTTGATGATGATAGGAGAGTTGCTGAAGATTTCGTCTTCGGCTTCCAAAGAACCAATCATACCTACAGTGCCCTTCTTAAATTCAGAACCGTAAATGAATACAGTGAATTTGTTGGCTGCT